CTTCCGGAGGCGCAGGGTCCGCCAGGCCGCCGAGCGGTAGAAGGCCACCTTGGCCGGGTCGCGGTGCTTGTCATAGCCTGCATGTCGCTCCCGCTGCATCGCTGGCAAGCGCTCCGCGCACCGGTCACAGATGGCGTTGTGGTTGGGCGTCGCCGCCCCGCATTTGGCACAGAGTTTCAGCAGCACGGCACACACCTCCGGACGAAACAAAAAGCCTGAACCGACACGGGCCGCATCATGCGGACCATGTGGCTCAGGCTCATTGGCTCAGGCTCAAATCGATATCCAGATATCGCTCCTGCTTGCAGTGCCGGCAATAGACATAGGCTTTCACTTTGCCGTCCGGCGGCAGCCGCAGGAGTTTCATCGTCTTGCACTTGGGACAGATAACCCATCCGTCCTTCACGATTAGTTTACCACACTCGCCTCTGTTTTGCAACTTTTCCATGCACTTTCTCCCTCCCTGTGGACTTGTTACCCCTGGTTTCCAGACCGAATAAAGACGCGCGAGCTATTCTTTTTTCCGCCTGCGCGGTGGCCTGCTTCCTTTCTTCTCCTCCTTCTTTTTTATTGGTAAATAGTATTTCAACATAACGAACTCGCCGAACTCGTTTCGCACGGGTGGCGGCGCGCTGAGGATGACTGCTCCGGGCGGCGCGGCCACCGTCAGGTTATCCTTGACGATTTCACTTTCCACCTTCGGCTTTGTCAGCCCAATGGAGGCCGCCCAGTTCCGCGCCCCAACCTCCGGCTTACCCAGCTCCCTGGGTTCCTTGGTCAGATACTTGGCCAGGGCCTCATAGCCCTGCCATGTGTCCAGGGTCTCCAGCTCCACCTCACCATAAGGCCAGAGAGATCGGAGCACATCCAAATCCGCCCCGGTACCATTGACTACCATGTGGTGATGGAGCCGCCCGCCCTCGGAGCTGAGCTGCTCCGTCACATAGATGTACTTGAGTTCCTGCCCTCTGGACTTCCGCACAGCTCGGAGCTGGGGCAGCATCTTGCGCACCCGCTGCACCGCCGCCTGCCGGTTGGCCGGAAGGTGCTCGTCGTCATAGGTGAGCACCACGTGGAGATCTCTCCGCCCGAAGTTGGCGGCCAGCAACAGCTCCAGCCGCTGCCAGGAGCGGTTGGCGTTAATCGTCATCTGGGCTGCGCTGGAGATCTCACGCAGTGCTTTCCTTTCCCTCTCTGTGCTGCGGGGTGTTGGGATGGTGTAGCACCCAACGACCACCAGGCGCCCCGCCGTGATGGTCTTGAGCCGCTTTGCCATCAATCCACCCTCTTAGCCCGGGCCACATAGTGGGCCGCCCATGGCCCGACGACAGACTGGCGGAGGGCCAGCATCTTGTCCCGGGTCAACTTGTCTACCATGCGGCCCACGTCGCCGCACCCGTCCATCTGGGCCAGCCACTCTAGATTGCCCATGGTCTGCGCCGTCACCAGACAGCGCAATCTCCGCAGGTTCTTATTTTTCATGTCGAATTTCTCCCTTCTTTTTTCCCGGCGGGCCGTCCCGCCACCGGAAGGTGGCGCAGTGATGATACCGCTTATCCCACCACCAGCCTCCCGGGTGCCTACACGCCCCCATGGCGTCATTGTGCCAGTAGCAATTAGCACAGGTGCGCCGGTACTCCTCGATACGGACGCAGTCTCCCATGCTTATCCCCCATTTGTGTCCAACTTGGACACACCCAGCTTGCCCAGGCCGGCGCCGACCTGACGCCACACCTGGATGGGCACCACCTCGTCCCCGCTGTAGAGGCGGCGGAGCAGATCCGGTGTAATCCCTTTGCCGCAAGCCTCAGCCAGTGGCTCAAAGCAGCCCAGCCCCGCGCTTTTGCGGTAGGCATAGAGGCGGTCCAGGATCTCCCGCTTCTCCGCTGCGTTCCGGCCGTGGGGCTCCTTGGGTGGCCCGGATTCCGGCTCTAGGAGCTCTACCGGGGAGTCACGCGGCAGAGGCAGCTCGACCACCTCATAGGGCAGAGACTCGTCCAGCAGGAGCACACCATCATAGATCGCTCTTTTCATCTTTCAGCGTCTCCAATCTCTTCCCCTGTCTGTCCTTCGCCACTGGGGTTATAGGGCGACCACAATTGGGGCAGTAGTGCATATTTCCAGATACATCAATAGGCCCTTCAAAAGGTCCATAAAACTGAACCTCTCCAATTGCTAAACCTGCGTCTTTGCAAGCTTCGCACCCCGGCCACACCCGCTCTACCTGCTCCCGGCTGACGGGGCGGAGGGCGGCAATTGCCATCTTAGCGGCTTCAACCTCAGTCGGCTTATATGTCCAGTATTCGATTATGTTTTGCAATGACTTGATCGCTTCTTCCCGCGTCATGGCTGGGCCTCCTCGTCCATGTACTTTTTCCGATATGCGCACTCCCGGCACCTCAGCGCCTTCTCTCGCTTTACCATATCCCAGTGGAGCACGTCGGCTTTGTAAACCTCAAAATCTTGCTTGTTTTGCAAATACTCCATTGTGTTCTTTGCGCAGGCAGAAATCTTTGACCACATGACTTGGATATAGTACACAATCATGACCACCACGGTAAATGCCCCGGCAATAATGACTACCAGCGATGCAATCCCCATAGCGTACAAAATCAGCGTGTTCATTCCATCCCCTCCAGCATCTCCTCCGCGCTCAGAATCGGCGCGCGGGTGTTCCATATCTGCCGTGCTTCTTCCAAGTCGTAGCCCGCCGCCATAAACCCACACAGGCATTCAATCATTACGCATGCCATTACAGCCCTGTGCTTTGTGTCTTCACCCCTGCAACCCGGGCATGGCAGTAGCACCCCCGCATCCGTCAGCCGCTTGGCCGCCTCTTTATTGCCTAGAAGGGCTAATTTGATATCATCCATGTATAATTCCCCTCTCTATGTCCGCTATGGCCCGAAAGATCGGATAAAACTGCTGGGGCACTACGGCGTTTCCGAGGCATTTAAGTCGGTCCACCCGAGAGGGAACCCCATAAGATATTCTACCCACGTCGGGTTCAGCTGGCCACCAACCTCCGTTTGCAACTGATGCTTCCTGTTTTTCCGGTAATCCTTGCATCCCCTGTTCTTCCAGTCCGTTGCAATCGGCGTTGGCCCCATCTTTACCATCCCGCTCAAATTTGGTTCGCCTCGGCTGTTGTGATAAAATTCCCTGTTTGCCGAATCTGACGCAATCGGAGTTTTCCAGAGAATTGGGTCTCCATCCTCTCCCGTTATGTTTTCTTTCCAGCGCTCTACACCCGATAATCGCGCATCTGTCGCGCCTGTGCGGGGCGTCGACGGCACAAGCCGGAATAATAAACGCTTGGACGGAGTAATCCTCGCTTTCCAGGTCAGCGCACACCTGGTCGAGCGCCATATTGACGATCCCAGCAACGTTCTCGCCAACAACCCAAGCGGGCCGGAGATCCGAGATAACTCTAAGCATTTCAGGCCAGAGGTAACGGTCATCCTCCTTGCCTCGTCGCTTCCCGGCAACGGAAAACGGCTGACAGGGGAATCCGCCCGAAATAATGTCAACTGTTCGCAGTCCTGTCTTTTCATAGAAACTCTCCTTCGTCAGCGTGCGGATGTCCCGCCAGCGCGGCACGTCCGGCCAGTGTTTTTCCAGCACGCGGGTGGGATAATCCGCCCACTCGCACTGTCCGACGGTGGTAAATCCGGCCCACTCGGCGGCAAGGTCAAGTCCCCCGATGCCGGAGAAGAGGGAGAGATGCGCCAGTTTCGTCGCCTCGTGATCACCCAGCAGGGCGCGCGTCTTATCGTCCACCGTTCGGTTCCTCCTTGCAAGTTTTCCACCGCTCTTTTCTTCTGCACGTCCCGCCGGTCGCATCACAAATGCTCTTGGATGAGCATCGTTCACATGGTCCAGCCTTAAAAAATTCTTTCATGTACATCGCGGTGGTCGATATGCTGTATCCGGTGGCCTAGGCTATCGTCTCCGGCCCATAACCGTCCAACGACATAGGCTCCCCGCCTCACCCCCCCCGCCTCTTTGGCCG